ATTCAGCGATTATATGTAAAAGTTTACCCATTGTTATTTTACCGATTGCTGGCAAAATTTTACTTTCAACCTTTACCCCCTCCTTTTCAAACTTTCGCATCAAAACATTTGCCGCGAAATTCGTTACTGTTATTGTTAGTGTAGTCATATTATAAAATTTCGATTTCTTTTAATATTTCGGTTAAATCTTCATCGGTTGGGCTTGCCCTCCATAAAATACCAATAGCAACGGTTGCAATCTTCTTAACCACATGAAGCGGCAAAGTCATACCGTCGTTACATTCGGGGTCAAACATCGTTACCATGCCTATTTTTTGGCAAAGTTCTAAGGCGGTTTCTTGGTTGGTCATATTTTAGTAATTCAATAGTTGTGCCAAATTAGAATAAATATTAAATCCCTAACTTTTTCCAAAACTTTTCTTTTTTTGATTCCATGTTTAACTCATTTCGCCAGCCTATAAAATCATATACGGTTTCATCTATAGCCTCAAAATCTAATTCTAAGGGCTTTAACTCACTATCTAGGTCGCTAATTTTCGCCCTCGATAGTTCCTGTTGTAGTTCCGTTTCCGTTATATTCATTTTTGAATTGTTGAAATGCTGGGTTATTTCCAAACATAAATTGTTTCCGCCCCTCAGTATTTTCGGCTTCGATTTGTTCGGCGGTCATGTTCCGGCGGTATTCTTGCATTTTTCTGTAATTTTCATACCATTTTTTATCTTCTTCACTAAATCCTTTCTCGTGTATTACGTGCGCCCAACCTTTGAATGTCCTATTTTTGCGCCGGTCAGAAGTTGCTAAAAATGCTATTTCACACATTTCACCAAGTCTTGAGGCTATACGGTCGCCATACTTTGCCGTAATTTCTTTAGTATTTAGGTTTGTAGTAAAGTGCGTAACCGCCCCATATGTTTTGTAAATATTATACCTAACATTGATTAAATCTGCTATTACGTTACATTCTTTACCGTAAAATTTTCCATCGGTTTCAATCCCTATGTCGTCAATTACATAATTTCGGTTTACTGAAAATTGATTAAGGATTTCAGAACCATAAATATTATAATCGTGTACAACGTCCTGCGCCTGTTCTATTTTAAATCTTAACGGGCTTTTTGGGTGTAGTACCCTATGAAGTGCCTCGAAGATTATTGACTTACCCGAACCCGTTGAACCCGAAACAAGGCAGCCGAATTTACCACCTTCGATTGTTTCAAATATTTTTCGCATGGGTTCGCGGTTTTCTTCGTCAATTATGTAACCGCTTTTTATTTCGGTTTCACCTTTTACGTTTTCAAATGGGATTTGATCGAAACACAAATCCATGTAATTTTTAAAATCTTGCCTTAAACTCATTTTATTTCTTCGCCGAAAAATCCGACTTTTTTATATTCTGTTGGGTTATGGTAAACTTCTAATTGTTTTTTTTGATTTTGGTTCTTTAATTCAAAGAACCCGGAATAATTATTTCCAATTGCATTTTCTATAATCTGATTTGCTAATTCTATTTTCTCATTTGAAAACTTAATTAGTTTCCTGTACATGGTTAAAATCGAATCCCTATTTTTATATGTTTCGCCTCTACTTTTTTTATAATCGAGCCACCTTTTTATTAATTCTTTATATTCATTTTTAATTTCATTTTCATTTTCCATATGAAATTCATATGATTTTGATGTCTTTTTTGGTTCTTTAGGTGGTTTAACTCCTTTAGTACCAACACCTTTCCTATTATTACCGCGGCTTTCTGAATAGCTTTTACGCTTCAAAATCTCAACTTCTAACCTTTCATTATAGTACAAACCGTTAGCATCTTTTGTAAATTTTTTCATCACTTCATTATCATATGATTTACATATGAAATTCACTTGTTGTTCTGTTAGGTGTCCGTGTTGATGTTGGGCCATTAATAGCCTCAGATATTTGCCTACTTGCTCGTCTGAAAAAAATTGCGTGCCGGTGGTAAAGTCCCCGGTATAAAATAAAAATGCAGGGTCTTTAGCCATTATTTCTTAAATCTATTATTGCGTTCTTTTAAACTCCAAATTCGCATACAACCTAAAGACATAAATTTTAACACGGTTTTAGCATCTGGCTTATCTTTGGTTTTATCGTGAATACATTTGCGATCCCAAACCGCTTTGTGTTGCCATTGGTGGTAAACATTTTTAGTAGAAACAATTTTAATTATTCCACATTTGTCGGGTATTAAATCCCTCCCTTTTTCTAAAACAAATTCGGGTGCTGCATAAATAAGCCTACTTATAATTTTACTGCGGTGTCCATGCGTTTTTTTAAAATCATTTCGAAGATCAGCTAAACTACATTTAATTTCTATTTCAGTAAATCTTCCTTTATCATCAAGTACAAGCATATCGCATTCGTGAAAAAATCCTAAACCCCAATATACATTTGGTACAATGGTGTGTATTCTGTAATTTATAAGTTTTGCAACCGCAACCTCAATAATTCCAGCGTGAATTTTCGGCTTTTCTACCATAATTGTTTTAAACTAAAAAACCCGTTAAAGCAGTAGAAGTGCAGTAACGGGCTTTCAGTATTGTTTCTTCTTTCGTTGAAACTATGTGAATTGATATTCTTCTACAATATCATAAAATTAAATTGAACATTGATTCGTTAAAATCAAAAAACAAATATCGTTAAAACTTTTGACACTACCAAATCTTTTTTATAAAAACCTCCCCGTATTTTAACGAGTAGTTTACAGGTTTTGGGGTTGTTGGTTTCATTTATAAAGTATCTATCAATTTTAATGCCCATTTTTTAAATCCTTCATGTTTAGAAAGTATATCCCTCCAAACCGCGTTTGCTTCGTCTGAATTTATAGGCTTTTCGGGTAATAAATCATTTTCATTAATAGTTTTGATTAAGTTTAATTTATCTGGTATTCGCCCGTTTTTAATTCTAGTTAAATCATCCATAACTTTTAGCAATTTCGCGTTTTTTCTTTATTTCTTTGTACTGAATATAAGCATCTGATTTAGGTTGTGTTTGCCCTAAACCTTTACACCAATAATCATTCCTTAAAATGACTTTACACATTCGCCTCCATGATGGAGCCCAACATTTATTTTCTAACTCAATAGGGCTTTCGTCGGGTATAATTTCATAACCCCTATCTTTCCAGCCCGCAATAAATTTTTTGAATCTTAGCCGGTAGTGATCTTGAGTTTTCTTAGGTAATGTTTTTAAAAGCAAATTGCAAAATGATTTCCATGTGTGCGCTTCTGGCTTTGTTATTTTATTGTAGCCGGTCATGTTTCCTGTTTCTTGCACATATAAAGCCCCACTATTCGCACCGTTTACCCTAGCAACTACCTTATACCATGTTTCAGGCTCAAGTATGTGGTAAAGCCATAACCCACGTCTTTGGTCGTCTCCATACGGTTGGCATAATCTCTGTTGGCTTAGTTTCACTCCTGCCATATTCATTTTATCGTAAATCTTATTATGTGGTAGGTCTGAAAATTTACCGTGAAAAATCCAAATATCTTCTGTGCGCCAATCATAAATAGGGTAAATATTAAATAGCCCCTTTGAGACTTTAGTAGTCCACTTATAACCATTATAAGTTAATCCGGTTTTATTCCTAGCAATAGCACAATAACGGTGTAAACTTTCATCTGCTCTAATCCCTATAAATCCGGCAGTTAATTCGCCTTTACCGTACCATTCGCCAAATAATACCATAAACTCCTCAAACTCCATTTTATCCTCATAAAAATCGTATTGAGAAGGGTCGGACGCTTGCTCTGGTTTTGGTCTTACCCAAATCTCTTTTTTATCTTCGTCCCAACAAACCCAACGAGGTTCAAAATTAGAAACTGCATTTCTTAATAACATAGGAACGGCCACCCAATGTAAGTCTATATTTCCCTTATACATTTCAATCATGTTATGTATATGGGTAATAGTATCTGCATATTGTGCCTCAAGATCAATAATCAATACACCTACTTTCATGTTTCTTTTTTTAGCTTCTTGCATAACCAAATGAAGCATTACGGTAGAATCTTTACCGCCAGAAAAGGAAACGTAAATTTTAGTGAAATTATCGAAGGTTATTTTAATGCGTTCTTTTGCCGCGACTAAAACATTATAGTTTTGATATTCTTTTATTTTCATATTAGTAAATTTCTGCTTGTTTATCAATTAACAATCCATCTTCTAAAGTAGTTTCCTCAAGGCCATTTTTTACTAACCATGCGTTTAAATAGATTAAGGCGGTTTTGTTTGCCTCAAGTTGTTGCGATTCGTTTAAAAGATTAAAGCCGGAACGATAACATGAAGGTATATTTTTAGCATAGCATAATGAGGCTTGACCTAGCCATGCTATTCGATTCATTGATTTATTTGTTAGGTAATGCTCACATGAATATTTCCAATTTGTGATAACCCCCTCAAGTGCGGCCTTAAATTCGTCTAAATTAGTTAGCAAATTAACGTACTCCATTTCACATTCACCATCACTCATGCCCGGTTTGGTGGTATCGTAAAAACCATTTTTATAGCACTCCCATTTATCGTAAGTGTGGAAAATTCTTGTTTCGTCACTCGTGTTTACTGTTCTAAATTTATTAGCTTCGCGCTCCTCCTCTGTAATCTCATCGTTCAAATCTTCAAATTCTAATTCACTATCTTCGATTTGCCATGACTTACTAAAATCATCATCTTTAAATAAACTTTCTAAGCCCGTAATTTGCATTAATCTTAAAACCTCATCACTATCCATTCCTAATTCCTTTGCTATCCTTTCATTTTTCCAATTACGGTTTTTTAGATCAATTACTATTTCACTCATTGCATTTACTAGGTGTTTTCCCCTTGCTCTGTTGTGGCGAATTGTAGAGGCTATGCGGTCATTCTTTGATGTTTGCTCTTTGCGAATAATAACAGTAGGTAAATATCCTTTTATCCGCTCTTTTACTATTTTAGATTCCTTACCTACTCTATGCCGGTGAAAACCATCTATAACCTCAATCTTTTCATCATGTGGCCACGTTACAATAGGTTGAGTATATCCATCATTCATAATTGAAATTTCAAGTAATTCCATTTCTGGCGGTGCTACCTTGTTAGGGTTATAATCATTCGAAACTATGCTATCAGAATTTACCCATTTAACAAAATCAACGGGTTCGCTTTGAAACGGTGAATGTGAGTGTATATGCTCACGGATTTCGTTAATAATTTTAACCTTTTCGGATAACATTTTACCATCAAAAAGTTCGTCTAATTTTACCTTAATAAAGGTTATTTCATCAGTAGTTTGGAAGAGGCTACTACTCCTTTTGTTTTCTAAAAATTTTTCGTATTCAGTCATATAAATTTAGTTAGTTAATTTAGTAATACATTAATCGTACCAATTAAAACGATTTTGAAAGTTCTTCATTGTTTTCTTGAGGTTTTTTAAGTTCTATTGAAAATCTTAATGTAGTTGTATCATAACCTCGTTTTTCTAGTTCTTGTATAAAATTTTCTTTTACCCAATTAAACGGGTATCTATGTTCTTGATCGGGAATTCTATACGTAAGAATATCACCTACTAAGTGATTTAAAGCTAATGCACCATCGCATCTTCTAGGGTATTTAACGACAAAATCTTTTTCTTTTTTATCGTAAATAACACTCAATTTATCTAAGTTTCTTTTCGGCATTTTAAAACGATTTTGAAAGTTGGGGTTAAAATGGTAAAGTTTGATCGTCCGAATTATCGAATGTTTGAGGTGTGGTGTTTACCGTTTTCGGTTGTGGATCAACAAAAGAACCATTTTTATTAACCTCAACTTTAAAAGCCTTTGCATCGGTAAAATACTTACCGTTATACTCCCTACTTTCTACATCAAATGAAACCTTAACATTTGAACCTATTGCAATATTGCCAACAGTTCCAACGGTTTCGCCCCATGTGGTAAAAGCTATTTTTTTAGGATATTTCGGGTCGGGTGTTTCGATAACAAAACCGCCCTTTTCCCATGATCCGTTTTTACCTTCACCGATTTGGGTTGGTAAATGATTAATTAATTTTCCTTCGATTTGCATGATTATAAATTTATTAAAGGTGAATATTTTTCTATACGCTCAAGTAGTTCTTTTTGGTCGGTTTCGTTTACGTCAAACTCGAAAATGTTTAAGTTTTTGTAATGTCCGCCGTCAATCAAATAAGGTAACTTTGCTTTTTTGCTATCGAAAATCCATTTGTATTGAAACGGGTCGGGTTGCTCATCATAGTTTTGTGCAAGTTCCCAAACATTTATTAACTCACTTTCATAAGGCACAAAGGCAATTAACCCGATCCGTTTCTTTTCGGTTAAAATTGAGTTTGAAATTAGTTGCCAATAATATTCAGGATATTCGATTTTAAAGGCTTCAATTCCTTTCGACAAACATTCTACAAGGTCGCAGAACGAAAGTAGTGTAAATGGGCATTTAATATCGTACACAACGGTATCTGAAACAATATCCGGCGAACCTCCAAAGTGCGCTAAAGTCGGATGGCAAATAAAGTCCTGCGAAACTCTTTTTTGTGATGGGCTTAAATGGTTTTCATTTACAAAGATTTCGCAAAAGTTACCCCAACTTGTAGCATAACTAAACGTATCCCCGTTTAATCTTCTTTGCAGTTTATTTTCATATTGCTTTGCTTTGATGTAGGTTTGAGCGGGTTTGCCTAACTCCCCCGCTTTTTTACCGTCAGTCATAAGTTTCCAAATTTCGGAACTCGTAAACCGTGCTATTCTTAATTCATTCATATTATAATTTGCTTAGGTAGTTTTTAACCTTATTATATTCTTTAGAAATTTTGCCGTTAATTACTTTTTCGATTCCTGCGACTTCGTTGCTTGGTGTAAATTCT